ACTAAAACTCATAATCCGAATTAACCACTCGAATTGTTGTGTGCAATGAACTGTCTTGCCTTTCTTGCCATGAGTTTTTGCAAAGACCCAAACTGGGTTGATGACCTCTTCGAGGATGTCAACGATATGGATGGGCCTGTTGCCGAGGATTGTGTGGACACTACCTTGGACGCAGCCCTTGTAGGCGATACTACATGGGAAAAGGGATGGCAGCCACTTCATTCAATCGGTGCAGCTGGTCCCAAGGAGTTGGTCTTCGGAAGCCTCTCCAGTGATGAGGTGAAACTCCTCACAGAGCACACAGGCATTGAGCCTACGGATAGCTCGTCCGATGCAGTGATGGACACTCAATTAGCCCCTATTGCGATAGGTGAGCTTCAATGTGTTGACAACACCCAATTAGCTACCAGCTATAATGCTGAGCTACAAAGGGGTGATATCACCGCGGCACCCGAAACTGGCTTTGCGAAACGAGTGACTCTCGTTGAGGTTAGCCTGCATCGGCGGGTGCACAAGCACCAGCGTGGGAGATTCGTGGCCAGTATCACTTCGGAGATCAAGGCTAAAATGGGAATCCCCGCCAAGTCGAAAGCAAACGACTTGACCATTCGCTACTTAGCCAATGGTAGGTGCAAAGAGCTTGGAGTGAGACCAAAACACGCCCAAGCAATCGTGGAGTTAGTGCTGGTCATGGTGTATACCCCAGACCAGTGCGACATCGCTGCCGCCAAACTTAACAATAGCGGAGCGCGGAAAGCTGCGTGGAACGACTACAGCTGGGCCAACAAGAGCCTGTTGTACAGGACGTTCACGCCACGTTTCCTCCATGACCTCAACTCTCACGGGCCAGTAAATGGTCCTGTGGGTGCTTGAGGGCGCTTGGTAGCCACACATGGGAAGAGTCATCAATCCACAATGACTCATCCCGGATTGCGCGTGTGGCGTAACCAGGCGCAGGTCGGGGTTCGCACTTTGTACTCAATCAGTGAATTGAGTCCAAGTCAACCCCTAGGCGTCAACAACGCGGATATCACCACTCTCGAGTGCGCGTTGTTGGAGCGGATGTACTATTGTAAAGTGAAGGGGGAGTTCGTGGCCCCACCCCCAGTGACAACTGGGATCTACACGACGAGGTTATCCACCTTTAGTTCTAAGCTTGCCAATTTATTGCGCACCTCCACCCCGGTTTCCCTCGACAATGTTGTCGAGATGTATCAAGGTCGTAAACGCACAATATACAGCAATGCGAAGGTAAAGCTAGAGACAGTAGGACTGACTCGTAAACACGGCTACCTTAACAGCTTCGTTAAGTTAGAGAAGGTAAATCCTGACAAGGCTCCAAGGTGTATTCAACCAAGGAACCCCGTGTATAATATCAAGATGGCCACTTACATAAAGCCACTTGAGCACCGCGTCTACCAAGCCATTGGTAAGCTGTACGGTGACGGTCCAACCGTCATCAAAGGGTACAATACATTTGGCATTGGTAGTATCATTCGAGGTAAATGGAGATCATTCGATCGTCCCGTCGCCATTGGGCTTGACGCTACCAAGTTTGACATGCACGTGAGTGCAGAAGCTCTGGAGTGGGAACACTCAGTCTATAACGGTGTATACCGCTGTAAGACGTTACGCAAGATGCTCAGTTGGCAAGTCAACAACATGGGCTTTGGGTGGTGCAAAGATGGAAACCTACGTTACTCAGTCAAAGGGCGTAGAGCTAGTGGCGATATGAACACAGCCTTGGGCAATTGCCTGATAATGTGCGCTCTAGTGTACGAGTATTCCAGGCACAAAAACATACCTACCAAATTGTGTAACAATGGCGACGATTGTGTCGTTATGATGGAACAGGGTCACGAGGCCAACTTCATGGAGGGGTTGGACAAGTGGTTTCTTGAAATGGGATTTCGAATGGTGGCTGAAAAGCCGGTGTACGAATTGAACAAGATTGAATTCTGTCAAATGCGGCCAATTGAAATGGATGATGGTCGGTGTATGATGGTGCGCAACATTCCAGTTGCGCTCCGGAAAGACACCCTTTGCACCATCGGTGTGGAGAACGCCAAGGCCCTTAAGGGGTGGTGTTCTGCTGTGGGAACAGGAGGAATGGCTCTCTGTGGAGGGGTGCCAATCATGCAAAACCTATACCGAACTCTTCAGAAGATCGGTGGTGGTTATACGAACAAAACGGCCGTTGAGTTAGCAAGGAACTCCGGCATGTACATGTTGTCCAAAGATGTCAAACTGACGTTTGCAGAGCCGAGTGCTGAAATGCGGCTGCAAGTGTTCAAGGCATGGGGAATTCTACCAGACGTGCAAGTAGCGCTGGAAGCCCACTTTGACTCGTACAGATTCATGCATGGATCGGTCACTCCGGTCGATAGCCACCTAAACCACACACCAATATTCAATGCGCTATCATGGTAAATATTGCGGTCCTAACTGGTCGGCTGGTGAGGAACAACCTTCTGTTGATTCCACCATGCCGCCAGACGACGACTTTGATGCACACTGCAAGGTGCATGACGCGGCTTATGCCAACGGTCTTAACCTCGAAGAGGCAGACTGGAAGTTCGCTGCCGACAACCTTGCTGGTCCTAAACTCAAACAACATGTCGCAGGACTTGTTGTAGGAGGACAAGCTGTGATCAGGTCGCTCGATAGAATATCAAGACTAACCAAACTTACAACTATGAACACTACAAGACTTCGTGGCGCTGCCACCCAAACAAAACGCTCTCAAGCGCCCACTGCCGGCCGCGTCTCACAGATTGATTCTGTTGTGGCGCCTGCCGCCCTCGGGTCCGTCATTCGCGGATCCCGTGCCATCACTCGAAATAAGACCAATAACACGCTCACCATGGAGGTTAGCGTGTGTGCTGGTCGACCAACCGCCGCTGTACAGTCCACGGTTATCGAGTTGATTGGCTTGCAGTACTTGGCGCCAGTATCTCTCGGCAACGATGAGGTGCAAAACATGACCCGTGTCTACCAACACTTCCGAATTAAGGAGGCCACAATGCGATTTCGCGCCTTCCAGGGCACATCAGCAGGTGGCGAAGTTGTCATCGTCTCAAACGATGACCCTAATTATCGGCCCATTAACACCACTGTAAATAGTGCGTTCTATCAACGCGCTTTGTCCACGGAACATTGTCTGCTAACACCTCTTTGGTGCAGTGCGGACGTCCAGTTGGCAGTCGACACTCGTTGGAAAGTGTGCGACAACAGTAACAGTACCACTCTTGAAGAGTTTTGTGCTGGTGTGGTATACATATATAGTGACGGAACCGGTAACATTCCCGGTTACTTTTGCGTCACCATGGTCGTGGAATTTGAGGGCTTACGGTTCAACTCTCGCAACCTAATCAGTGGTTCTTACCTCGGGTTGGGCATTCGACAGGGGATGACCGTTGGCACAACCACACTGAACTCCGATGCAGTGCTAACAGGATCTGGTTTCACCACTGGTGATATTTACTCGGTCCAGCTAAGCATTACTGGAGCCACTCTCGCCGCCACCATCACAGCATCAAATTTGTTTGCGATTAGTAGCGGCTCTGGTACGATCCCCTTCACCATTACGGGATCCACTATGGTATATGCACGTGCTAATTCCACTACCAGTTTAGGGCTCTTTACCACCTACGATTCTGCAGTCGGAGGTGATGCATCAGACAAATTGCTGTTCGGCGTCACTGCCGTTACGGGTACCTCATTGCCCGCATGCGTCATTACACAATTGCGCAACAGCACGCAGCCGTCAAGTTAAGGCGGAATGAACCACCGCGGTGTACGGTCGTTCATCAAGGGTTTCTGGAACAAAACAAAAATAAAAATTAGACTTAGAGTAGATTTCATGTTCACGTGCATTTTGTCTGTTAATAAATCTTCAGGAAACCTTAAACGATGGCTATATAGCCAAAGCAGCTCCGCGGATGCGCTGAGCGAACACAATGATGAGACCTAAATCTCTTACTTGCAACACCGAAGTAGTAGTGGCCCTTGTTCCTCAGGGTGTCAGTACCGAATCGAATGTTCGTACTCGGGTGGTTCCGAGGCTACTAGGTGCAGAGGAATGGTAGAGTCGTCAAATCTCAATGTGTTAACAAAGGAAAATCATCCATGGCCACGACAATTCGTGGGCTTCAGCGTCGCTAGCGCTGATTCTAGCACCACCTAGTGGTGAGGGTGCGGGTCTCAACCAGAAGTGGTTGGGGGGCTGCCGCGCATCTAAGCGATCCCAAACATCTAGTTTTCAAT